ATGGTGCTGGAATTCCTCAGGCAACCAATCCGGGAAAACAAACCAACGTTAAAGTAATCTGTCCTCCTGGAACAGAATACAAAGAAGTTTACAACTTTGATCAGATTCACTCTCTTAATGAGTCTGGAATGATATCTCGAGATGACGGTGACACTTTCGATCCTAAATGGGTTTACCCTGAAAGTATGGACTCGAGCAGACTTAAGATTCGTTATGCCGATGAAGGTGGAATCAACAAGGATGGTGTCATCGAACTTAGACGAGGTGTCGAAGATTTGGACTTAGGAGAAGCTCATTACGCTCAGGTTCGAATCATGGTTGATGGAACTCACTATCTCAAAGGTATGGCTGTTTACAGCGATGACATGCCTGACGGAGTCGATGTGATATTTAACACCAACAAGAATTCGGATGTTCCTGTGATGGGACCTAAGAACAACACGATTCTTAAGCCTATTAAGAATGACCCCGACAATCCGTTTGGTTCCTTGATTAAAGAAGGCATTAACGACCCGGATGATATTTCGGATACACCTAAAGATGGCGGTCAGAGTTATTACTATGACAAGAATGGAGTCAAGAGACTTTCATTGATAAATAAGAGAGCAGAAGAAGGCGACTGGGGAGAATGGGCTGACAAGCTTCCTTCACAGTTTCTGTCTAAACAGAGTATGCCTCTTATTAAAAAGCAGTTGGGTTTGGCTATAGCCGACAAAGAAGAAGAGTTCGCTGAAATCAATGCTCTTACAAACCCTACTGTAAAGAAAGCTTTGCTTCAGTCTTTCGCAGATGATTGTGACTCTGCAGCAGTTCATCTTCAGGCAGCGGCTTTGCCTCGTCAGAAGTACCAAGTGATATTACCTCTAACGTCTATTAAGGATACTGAGGTTTATGCACCGAACTACGAGAATGGCGAAACCGTAGCCCTTGTTAGATATCCTCACGGGGGCACCTTTGAGATTCCTATTCTCAAGGTAAACAACAAGCTCAAAGAGGGTATTGATATTCTCGGGAACGCACCGAAGGATGGAATCGGCATTAGCAAGAATGTTGCAGACCGTCTTTCTGGAGCAGACTTCGATGGCGATACTGTTATGGTTATTCCTTGTAACAGTTCTAAGAGTAATGTGCACATTGTTTCGACTCGGCCTTTGAAAGAACTTGAAGGATTTGATCCGAAATTAGAATACGGTGGTAAACCTGAAGGCTCTTTTAAACCCATGAAGAATACTCAGAATGAGATGGGTAAGATATCTAACCTCATTACTGACATGACTCTAAAGGGAGCCAACGAGTCCGAACTTGCAAGAGCCGTTAGACACTCAATGGTTGTAATTGATGCTGAGAAGCACCATTTGGATTACAAACAGAGCGAGACCGACAACAATATTGCAGCCCTTAAGAAGCAGTATCAGGGAACAGTCGACAAAGAAGGTAAGTACCACGAAGGAGTTTCTACTCTAATCTCGAGAGCCAAATCACCGGTTGATATTCTCAAGAGACAGGGTAGCCCTAAGATTGACCCTGATACAGGTGAAGTTTCTTACAAGCAGGTTCGTGAAGAGTATGTAGACAAGAACGGTAAAACCAAAGTTCGTACTCAAAAGAGTACAAAGATGGCTGAAGTTAAAGACGCTCGAGAACTCTCTTCGGGAACTCCTCAAGAAGAAGCTTACGCGGTTTATGCTAATAGGATGAAGTCTTTAGCAAATGAAGCTCGTAAGGTTATGGTCCACACTGGAAAGATTGAATACTCTCCGGCAGCCAAACAGACCTATGAAGCAGAAGTGGCTTCTTTGAACTCCAAACTTAATGTCTCTTTAAAGAATGCTCCGAGAGAACGCCAAGCACAAATGATGGCCAATTCCATTGTGTCTGCTAAGAAACAGGCTAATCCCGACATGACTAAGAAAGAGATTAAGAAAGCAAGCCAGCAGGCTTTGACCGCTTCAAGAGCAAAAGTTGGAGCTCAGAGAACGCCTATTAAACTTACAGATAGAGAATGGGATGCTATACAGGCAGGAGCAATTTCAGAGAACAAGCTTTCTCAAATCATTAGGTTTGTAGATACTGATGAACTTAGACAGAGAGCAACTCCTAGAGCAACTACACAATTGACACCTTCTAAGAAGAACAAGATTGCGGCGATGAAGCGCTCTGGATATTCTACCGATGAGATTGCTAAAGCGGTTGGCGTTTCCACATCTACTGTAAACAAGTACTCATAGCCAGCATTGATATTTGTAGGCCAATTGTAGTACTTACTCAAATCGTCTAACAGAGGCGACACCCCTTTCGGCCAAGATTGATATTTTGCAAAGTGTATTGTAGTACCTCTTTTAACTCCTTTACCCATAAGTAACATTTGCCATGTGAAAAACCTCTCTCAAGCAAGATTGATATTTTGGCCGAAGCCTCTGATAGCCACTTATGATGAACCGTGGCTCAAACCACCACATTGATATTCTCTGGAGCACTTCCTATAGGACACTATTGGTAGAAAGGCTATTTGGCGCTCTATTGATATTCTCCAGAAACACCTCTATGGGCCTATTGTCAGGAATGACTGATTTGGCAATCTATTGATATTCTCCGGAAGACGACTCTGTGAGACCCCCTATTATAGGGCTCTTTCAAAAGGCCGATTTGACCCCGCATTGATATTTGTAGAAACAAACCTAATCCTGACACCCATACTATAGGGTCCTGGCAACTCGTCTGCACCAACATTGATATTCGGATGACCGTTGTCGGCGTTCTACAGTACGTAGACACTACCCCCTATAGCTCTTAAAAAGACCCCCACCCTAAAAGTTCGTGTCTTTTGAGTGTCTTGTCTGGCATCCACGCCTACATTGATATTCTCAAAATCAAGACACCACTTACTACAATAGCGAACCCCACCTACCTCTCTTTAGTTTTTGTAGTCTTTTTGGAGTTAGTGACTAAAGTCTTTAGAGTACCCTTCGCTATGAAGAGATTCTTTTGAGAACCACACAGCCGTACAGTTCTCTTTACAGTACCCCACATCTGTGGCTATTCTCTTTAGAACTTACCACAACACAGTTCTCTATTAGAGACACTAACAAGATTCTGTAAGCCATTCATAGTAACTCGCCAAGGCTACAAAGTCTTTAGTACTAATGGACTCGATTCTATAAGAAAGGTTTAAGAAAGGAGTGATTGCTTCTTATGGCAGCATCTAATGGAGTTGAATGTCGTCTTACAACTTTCGACAATCCTTACGATCCTTTCGATCAGTTCGATTCGTGGTTCTTGTTCGACACGGAAAAAGGTTACAACAGTTGCGCATACCTAGCTCGCATCGCGCAAACTTCGCCCCAGCTTTCAGATGAAGAGAACAACGAAGTGATCGAAGATGCAATTGACGAGATTATTAAGTATGACTTTCTCAACATCTACAAGAAAGTTGTAAAAACTGACAAAAATCGGCAAAATTCAGACAAAAATGAAAATTAATGAACTACTATCCATAAATCAACCTCCAGTACAGACCGTTTTGGGACATGGGGGGGTCTTCAAAAATTACACCCCCCTCCCCCATCGCGGCGGTCCTTAAAAATTCTCCGGGGGGAGATTTATAGGAGTGCTTTTAACCCCCCCCCATAGTGCTTGAACGGGTTTGTAAGAAACCACATGGTTTTAGGGTGTGTTCCTTTCTTCTCCTTTCAAATGTATTTTGGGGTCATTTGGTACGCTTACAAGCCCATTCAAACACTATGGAAACTATACAGAAAGGCTCTCCGAGGATAGAGAAACATATTCTAAACTAACGGAGAGGAGGCAGCAAGTGCATGGGAAGACTGAAAAAGGATAGTTCTTCTTCTGCAAATAGAAGAATTAGGCCCGCTTTAACTCCCGAGGCTGAAGAGAATCAGATGATATCTCTCGCGGTAGACCTTGCTAAAAAGCAGTTGATTGAAGGAACTGCCTCTTCTCAGGTCATTACCCATTTTTTAAAGCTTGGCGCGACCACTTCACGATTGGAGAAAGAAAAACTGGAACAGGAGAATGCTCTTTTGAAGGCAAAGACTCAAGCATTGAAATCTGCAGAGCGTGTTGAAGAACTTTACGCTAACGCAATCAAAGCTATGAGACTTTACAGCGGATACGGAGGCAACGAAGAAGATGACGAGAACGTATACAGAGCTGAGTAGCCTTCCGACATTCATGGATCGGTTTAAGTATCTCTCTTTGAGAGGAGTAGTGGCAGCAGAGACCTTCGGTTTCGATCGATATTTGAATCAGAAGTTTTATCGGTCAGCCGAATGGAAAGCTTTACGAGATCAAATCATCTATCGAGACTTAGGATGCGATCTCGGGATGGAAGGATTCGAGATTCATGGAAAGATCATCATTCATCACATGAATCCAATTTTCACAAGGGACATCATTCATCAAACAGACTACCTTTTGAATCCGGAGTATCTGATTTGCACAACGCACAACACTCACAACGCGATTCACTATGGCGACGAAAGTCTTTTGATTACCGGACCAGTGGTTCGAACACCAAATGACACATGCCCTTGGAAACATTAGAAAAGGAGAAGAGACATGTCAAAGAAAGAAACAAAGAAAGTAGAAACTAAGAAGGAAGTTCGCAAAGGGTTTGTTGACAATTGTGCGCTTCTTAACGTTCGTTCGACCCCTAACGCAGACAATGGCAGCAATCTTACTGCGATTCTCAATGCTGGAGCCGAGGTCAACGTCATTGACGATGCGAACGACGAATTCTACAAGATTAAAGCTGCTAATGGCTTTACCGGTTTCGTCATGAAGAAGTTCATCACACTTAAGTAAAGGAGCAAGTCAATGGAGAGCATATTAACTTCCGTTAAGAAGGACCTCGGAATTCCTGAAGAAGACGAGAATTTCGATCCCGATATTGTTCGGGCTATTAACACGGCACTTGCAATTCTTACGCAGATTGGCGTTGGTCCCGCGGCTGGCTTCTCCATTCAAGACAAGACAGCAGTGTGGACAGACTTCGTTCCTGACACGCCTTACTACGAGCCGGTTAAGAATGACGTAGTTATGAGAGTAAAGCTTATTTTTGACCCGCCTACATCTGGACCGCTTCTTGACTCGACAAAGAATCTTATGAACGAGCTTGAATGGCGGCTCAACGTAGCGGTTGATCATGATTAAGGAGGACCAAGATGGCTGACTATATTTCCCATCACGGTATTAAAGGAATGCGTTGGGGCGTTCGTCGTGATAAAACTTCTGGCTCTGGCGGGTCTCGACGCGGTGGTAAAACCATTGCCCAACAGAGAGCCGAAGATCAGAAACGTAAGGACTTAAAGAACCGTGGAGTGATGAAAATTGATGAGCTTAGAAAGAAGGTCGAAAGACTTAAACTCGAGAAAGAGCTCAAGGATCTTACTGAAGATCAGATTTATCCCGGAAGAAGAGCGGCAACAGAGGCTTTGAAGCAGATAGGAACAAAAGCCGCCGTAACTATATTAACTGGCGCAGTGCTTTATGGCGCTAAAGCCGCCGTATCAAAGCAGTTTAACGCTAAAGAACTCGGTAGCGCCATATTTAATGGCGGACCTAAGAAGAAGTAGGTGAGTGCTATGAACAAATTCAAGCCCGTATTAGTTCATCACGGTATTAAAGGAATGCATTGGGGCATTCGCCGCGATAAAACTTCTGGGAATTTTAATACGTTAGATATGATTCGTTCTCGAAAGGAAGTTAAGAATCTTTCAGAAGCTAACAAACAAAATTATAGAGATCAGTCTGAAAGATGGGGAAAGCATTTGGCTGATCTTAAAATGAAAGACTATACTGAATTTTCTTATGCCTATGCCGATGGTAAGAGAGCGGTTCAGAAAGCTTTATTGAAAGACTTGGGATATTCCGATAGAAAAGCCGATGATGGGGCTTATTGGTTGCTCAAAAACGGGTTCAACATTAATCGTCATGGCGATACAGATTTGATGGACAAAATCATAAAAGAAAACACACGATAAGGAGACACCCATTATGGCATTATCGAACACGGCCGTTCCGAAGTACTACGGCGAGTTTCGAGACGCCGTAATTCGAGGCGAAATTCCGATTTGCAGAGAGATTTCTATGGAGATGAACCGCATAGATGATCTCATTGCAAACCCAGGAGTCTGGTATGACGATTTAGCAGTAGAGGGTTTCATCAAGTTCTGCGAGAACGAGTTGACCCTAACTGATGGATCCGATTTAGTACTCCTAGATTCATTCAAGCTGTGGGCCGAACAGATTTTTGGTTGGTATTACTATGTAGAACGTAGCGTATATGA